TACCCTGCTTGATATTGTGACTCGCTTGAAAGCTCAGGATGTCGGTGTCGCTTGTAGTATATGCTTTTGCTGAAACGGTCGTTCCGCGTGTCTGTGCCATGGTTGGTCATTCCTTTGCCGTCAATCCGGTCTAGGCTAGATCCCGCTGCCGTTGCGTCCTAGCTCTAAAAGTCTAACGCACTTTCGCATTTTGCGAAATCCTAAAGTGAGAAAGTGGGACGACAGGTACGGGGAAAANAGACCTGCCGCCCCAGAGAGCAAAAACATCTGCCCTCTTGTGAATACTTGTGACTCATAATGAAACACGCCTACCGCTGAAAAATGATTCGTTCTTTGAGTTTTCTAGGACTGGCGTGTCAATGCGAGGATTGACAAACAAAGTAATCTTTTCGCCTTGCCTCATTGGGTACGTAATTTGTCCGTAGACATAGTATTGTATCGAAGCGGCATGTGTACCTTGCGCAGTCAAGATTGTAGTGACAGCGCTCGCCAGATCTGTGTGCTTAATAGTCAATACGAGATTCTCGTCAGCTAGCGTAGTTGTGCCTGTGTCTACAGTCAGAGCGCTCTCAAATTGATACAGACCAGCCGTCGGAGCTACAAACTCATAAGCCCCAGTATCGTACCCACTACCGTAATTATAAACTGCGGTCTGAAAATCGAGCTGTGACGGAGTAGCTTTTGTGAGTGTTGTTGTTGCTGCGTTATAGGCGAAAAATGCAGGGGGCTCTTCTCGAAATGAGACATCGTCAAAATAGCAAACGCCTGCCGGGCTGGGGCTAGCTGCGCGGTTGAGATAGATCTCAGCAAAAGCTGCATCGCTGGGAGCGGCAACAGCTAGGTCTTTTTGCTCCCATGTATTTATCGCAAGAAGAGACGAGATATGGATATTAGAGCTAGCTGTAGATGATGCCGTTCGATCTCTTTGGTACCAATAGATCTTCGCGTTGACAGTGAATCCCGCGGTTTGTCTGAGCCAGACAGAAGCTCTGTAGACTCGATTTGGGACAACAGGGATCTGATCTGATGTGAGAGTTGCTGCGGTTGACGTGTTGGCAAATTCCGCAGAATGAGACCCCGCGTGCGTCGTAGAATCCTCTCTGATGATGTCAGTACCTAGTACGCCTGATGCGGCTGTCCAGCCTGGAGGGGCGCTGCCTGTATCAGGCCACATCTCAAAACCAGGATTCCAAATCGTAGTGAGTCCAGGGGCGATCGCTTCTTTATCGATCTGCCTAATCGACGTTGCACCATACCGTCTCAAATCGACAATAGATGTGACGGAGCTACCGTCAGATATNACCTTTCCGATGCGAATCTCGTTTTGAGACAAAGGCGGCTCAGGATCTGATGTCGCAACTTCGGTCGTGATTATGTTGCCTGAACTAGAGTCGAAACCCGTATAGGTGTGCTTGCTAGCTGTTGCAGTAAAAGCGGGTGAGTCATTTGCCATCACTCTAGAGTTGCCGCCACAAAGCATATTGCCTGACTTGATCGCATAGCCTAGCCCGCTAGTGGCTTGAAGACTCAAGCCGTCAACAACGCTACTCGTTGATGTCGCGTTGAGATTAACCGAAAGACCTTTAGATGGGAGCAGAGGTAAAAGTTCAAGCTCTCCAGGATGATTAACGATAGCTGTTACGCTAGGAGATGTTGAGGTTATGAGAAACACAGCCTCAATCTCAATCCCAATATCGGACCCAGTGCAGCGAACTTCCTTTTTCGTGATCTCAAATTTAGTATTTGAATCCAGACCGTCGAGTCCCAAAAAGGGACTAGCGAACCAATCATTGTCGATTGAGATTGTGTCGCCTAGCTCTAGATCTATTTGATCCAAACCTAGAAAAAATGTTATTTTGGGAACACCGTTACTAAAGCGATCTAAAATTCTTTCAGCGCACTGGTACGGGATTGTGATGTCATAATAATAATAAGCGTGTGCAGAACTAAAAGATTCACCACCGATATTGCTGAGTCCTGAAATCTCCAACATCCGTACACCGCGATCATAACCGTCCTCTTGGCCAACGGCATCAACGTTCCAAGCAAAGCTGCTTTGGTTTGGCATCGCGTCAGTGTGTGCTGTGGTTGTCTTGTAGATCCCAGAACGATAATAGAGATAGAACGGGTTGTCTGCATCAATCTGATCTGCGCTCGTCTGTCCCGTTTTGAGATTCCGCACCCCACAAAAACCGTTGACCCCAGGGCCTCCCGGCTTGCCACTGGTTGACGTTACGTCAGCTCCGACAGCGGCACCAGGCGCGAAGTAGACTGTGGATGCTTTGTATCTTTCCTCGCCAAATTTAGAGATCGAGGTCGAGTCCTTTAATGAGAATGTCAGCGGATTCTGTTCTGACCCGCAAGAGAACTCTACATAGTTGAAAATGAGGTTTTCAGGATCTTGCTCAAAATCCCTATAGTCATCGGTCGTGAGGTGTCGAGTGACTGCGGCAGCAGGATCAGGAAAGCTGAGAGTAGCTTTGGAGGCTGTGTCATTATGAAACGTCAGCCCTGTCATTTCACAGTACTCTCTAGCGAACTCCTCGGTCCTCACTTTTATGATGTTATTGGTAGTAGGTGTTTCAGAATAATGAGGATTGCCAACTGACCCAAATTGAGAATCGCTAGGCCAGCTCGTACCGCTCATCACACGCCCGTCATCAGTCCTGAAGTATGGCGCAATCCCATAAGAGGAAAAACAATAATGAGAAAAAGGCGCAAATGCGTCTGCCGCAAATGAAGCTGTATCAATTGCTCCATCTTCAACGCCTGCTGCATTCATAGATAGGCGAAGAACTTCAGCAGGATGTTTGTTAGTATAGACCTGTGGCGTCACGTACCCTATGAGCTTGCTGTTTCGTGTTGAACAATCAACAACGATTTTATCAAATTCAGCGTAGACTCTTTTGACCTGTCCATAAAACACAGTCATGTATTCAGCTTCAGCCAGAGTCTCGGTCCCTACCTTCACCGAAACTATCGCGTTATACCAATGATGCGAGGACACGAGGCTGCGTACGTATGGGTCATTCAAAATCTCAATTTGAATAGTCCCAATTTCAAAATTTCTTTTGACCGGATCAACATCTTGAGTGACATCAGTGACGCCCATTAGAATCGGGATCGCATCTTGATCGTAAGCTGTAGTATGATGAGCGTTGCTGACGTAGAGAGATACAGAAGAAGGCGACGTGAATGAAATTGCAACCTGAACGATCGGCTCTATGTTAGCCTTTCGCATCGCTTTTCGGTAATTCGCTGTGATCGTTCCTGCCATCTATTCTCTCGCAAGGTATCGCGGTTGCTCTGTCATATTGAATGTTAGAGTTCTTTCGACAGGCCCGACAAACGGGAATCCCAATTCAGGAATATCCATCAGCATCATCATGGCTTGCGGTGATGAACTAGGCGTCTCAATATAGACAAAAGGCTTTGTCCCGTCCTCGATTGCATCCCACCAATTCTCAACCACCGTGATTTCGTCAGATTCCCAAATTGGGTATCTGAAAGATCGGAGAGCTTGCCCTCTGAATTGAACGTAACGTTTCGTTAAACCAGAAAGGGCTGTGCTGTCTACAGTCTCAGAATACTCGCGGCGATTGTCCCAGGGCAAATTAGGATTTCTCTGTAACTGGTATCTGTAACCTAGCAGGCACTCAGCGAACTCAGGATCTTCAGATCCTGCGTGTACTATTCTGAGACGGATATACTGAACTCCGCTATACCTCTCAGCCGTACCGCCCTCAACATAATCATACTGCGTGTGGTATAGGGTGATACTTCCATTATTGGCTGTGGCTGTCTTAGTCATCTCTAACTCAGAAGCGTCCGTGATCGATTCCACATATGATTCGCTTTGAATACCAACCCCTGTAATAAGATCACCAACACGAATACCAGAGGTTGCCATTCCTACAGTAGCATCACCAGAGGTTGTACTACAGCCGGCCTTAGACGTCGTAGTACTGTCGTCATTTAGGTTTGTTATCAAAATGCGATTATCTGTTGTCCCATCGATCTCGTACTTTGCAATCTCTCGAACTTTCTCATCAAAATCCTGATTGTCTGCGATATCTAGAGAGACACTAGTGATCCCGATCGAGTTGAAGTTGTGTCCCAAAATGAGAAGAGAATCGATAGTGATCGATGTCGTAAAATAGAAATTGAAATACTTGGGGCTAGTGGATGCGACGCCTGTTGTGCTTGTGACTAAGCTTCCGATACTATCATATGCACGAACAGCGGGTTCACTTGATAGCGTCACATCAGGCCCACCATATGCGCCCGTGGTTGTCCAGTGCGCCCCGGTGGGAGTGCTCGCTTGCTGAACCACAAGCATGGGTTTATCGTTATCAAAACCTAAGATTTCTGCTGCCGTCAAAGCCGCTGATGACCAAACCATTAGACAACAACCCCTTGAGCTTTGAGATCTCGCATAGCCGGGATCAAATTCTGTCTGATGTAGCGTTTCATCTCGCCGCGACTAGGAGGAACGGCGGTGTTGATTGTCATATTGACACTGCTGCCGGATTCTCTGCCGCCAGATCGAGCGGCATCGACGTCTCGTTTTGGGATCACATATTCGCCAGGGGTTAGCATGGCAGGCACGCTGTCTCGATTTGGGACGCCCCCTGTTACTAAGCCACCCTGAGCAAAAGCTTGAACCTGCCCCGTTGGCATCCCGCTGATCAAACCTTGAAAAACAGAAAGCGCTGCTGCGNCCGCAATAGCTCCAGTAATTAGGCCAAGAACCCCTTTACTCTCTACCTCGCCAGCAATTATGAGTCCCATAGTCTTGACAGCATAGGCCATTAGACCCTGCTTGATCACTTCAATAGTTAGCNTCAAAGCACTCTGCATGAGTTGCGCGAAAGCCTGGCCCATCTTTTTTTGACCAGCAGCTACTTCCATCATCACCCTACCCATCTCGTTACCGATACCGGATATCAAATTGGGAATGTTTGCAAGAATGGTGTCGTAAATGACAGTGTCAGTGTTGAGCTTTTTCTGATGCTCTCGCATAGCCTTTAGCTTTTCAGCAGTAAGATCCAACTTGTCCCATAGTATATTGAAATCTTCTTTCTCAAAAAGCAACGGAGCCTCTTGAGCCTTAACGCCTAAATCAAAAAGAGTTCTCATCAATTCAATGTTGTGTTCATCAATGGGGAAATCGAACTTGATTCCTATTTTGGAAAAAGAATCTTCCAGCATTTTTGCTGTTTTTGGGAGAGTTTCTTTGCTGAGTGTTTGGACCCGTCTCGAAATGAGATCCAAGTCTCTCTCGAAAATTTCAGCAATGAGCATTCCCTCTTTGCGACCTTTCCCTTTTAGCGCTTTTTTGAAAGCCTCCTGAATTTCTGGGGCGAGCTTTCCTAGCCTCTCTTTGAATTTGTTAATCCTCTGAGTTGCTGTGTCTGTCCCAGTTTTGCCCGCTGCATCCGCCGCCTCTCCCGCAGNTTTTTTAGCAGGGCCTTTCTGAACGGCGATTAACCTTTGGAGCGCCTGCCTTTGTGCCTCAATCGCATCCGCGTAATCTTGGTGCGCACCGGCTGCACCTTTCACTCTCTTCTCTGCGGCGTTGTAGATCTCAGACATTTTCTCAATTCGCTCATTGAGAACTCTCTGCCCTTCTTCTGTGAATTCGAGCGAGAGCATTGCCATAGACCACGCCCCCACGAATTTTGAGATCGACATGATCGAGAGATCAATTGTTGACGTTAGCGTATGCCAAATTGTGTTTGCTTGGTTGAGCCCGAAAGCTATACCTTCAGTGAGGGCTTGTGCAGCTCTAAAAAGGTATTCAACAATCTTCGTTGCAATCAGCTTGCGGTTATTTTCGAGGAACGTTTTGAGGTTGTCTATAGCAGGTTCAAAAGCTTCACCGATCCCCTTAAAGGCTGCTAAAAAAGAAGTTCCTATAGTGCCTTTTATAGACCGAAGTTTCCGCTGCATGCGACTGAAAGACTTGACTAAAGGGTCTGTCGCCCCTCGCAACTCGATGGCAGCCTGAACCGAAGAGGTGATACCTGACTTGATAGCGCTCCAACCCTTAGACATAAGCTCAAGAGCTTGGTTGGCAACGACAACAGTAAACCCGAAAACTTTCAGCGCCTTTGAGACTTTCGCAAAAGCGGACTTGATAAGACCGACACGTTTTGCAAGGCCCTCAACAACTTTAGAGGCCTTGTCTTTAATGTATAAGGTGAGCCCTACTTTTTCCTCTGCTGCCATAATTATCGTCCTCTTTTGCGACTAGCCGCCCGTTGCTGCTTCTCTAGTTCTTTCTTTTCTCTCTCCGCAACCTTCCGCTCAACCTCGCTTTTCAGTTGTCCCAAAAAAGAAAAAACCTCAATGACGTATGCAGGTTGCTCCAAGAGGTCTGACCCCTCAAAAGGCAACACCTTGAACTCTCGCCATTCAACCCACCAACCGATCACCATCCAAGTCTCTTCGTCAATTTGAGACCACGGGCACCGACGCAAACTAGGCATCCAGTCCCACGAGATATTCTTATTCTGGGACGAGTCGCAATTTCGGATTGCTCTTAATTCGTCCCCTTCTTCAAACTCCTCGCCTTTGCATTTAGAGCACCCCCATCCCAGGACGCGCTCATCGCCACTCAAAATCATCCGAGCGGCGATCTCTATTTTTTTCTGAGGCCTTCCTTCAGCACGCTGATCTCAGTCAGACCCGCATAGAGAGAATCAATCATCGCAGCCTCCCCTCGCTCGTAGACTTGCTCACCGTCCGAAATTGGGACGCCTTTGATATCTGAGTAATTGTGAACAGCTAAGACACGATCTGTCATGATAGATCGCACAACCTTCTCAGCTTTTGAGTAAGCGATTTTTGAGCCTGCTTTAACACTGAGCATCACACGTTGATACGTGCGTAACTCTTGCCCTGTCATCGGCAAGATCTCAGCCCACACCTGCTCTGATTCTGGTTTGTCTCTGTTGTCTTCAATGTCGGGCACAAACTCGACAGCCGTATCTTCCATGATTTTTCCCCGTTTAGTTGTCTCAATCTGAGACGGTTATGATGCATTCCATTCGAACGTCATCTCATTATTAGACGCAGTAGCCAACGCAGTAAAAGGAATTGCGATTGTTGCTTCTTCCGCTTCTGGGATTTCGATACCAGCAAAACCAAGCTCGATGGCAGGTAACGTGATGATCTGTTTTGCGCCGCTAACATTCCCTAGCGTGATAGTCAGAGCGAGAGTCTGAAAAGTAGGAGCGGGCCCGACTGTGTCAGTGGTAGGATTTCCCAAAGCGGGACGAGCTAGCTGATACCGCTTCTGAAACTTCGTCAGAGCGTCGCTAGTTGCGCGAACTGTGACTGTACCTGTCACATCTCGGAACCCTTCGATGAAATCGCTCGTGCCCTTTTTTGCGAATTCGTCGCTAAGAGGTTTGACGCCGTTTGAGACAGTGACATCAAACGATGTAACGTTTAGAGTTGTCTCACTGTCTAGGCTCAACGTTCCAGAGATTCCCGTAATAGGATCGCCGTGTGTTGTGTATGTCCCGTCTGGCGTGTGGGGCGTAACAGCTTTTGATGTTGCATAACTCCGGCTCGTAGCTAGTCGAACATCGGTTGCGCTGGTAGAGCCCGCAACAACTGTTCCATCAGTAGCAGTCACATCTGCAATCGCAATTAGCGACCCCGGCATAAAGTTGGTTCCACCTGATGCAACTGTGAGACCCTTGCCAGAACTAGTTGCATCCGTTGTCGCAGTTCCGGTCAGAGCATATTCACACGCGCCGCCCGAAAATGAGATCGTTACGGGATCCCCTCCCGACGCGCTCACAGTCATCTCATCAACCCAGCAACCAAAAACCTCTTCGCGCATGACATCCTCAGATAGGCGAGCCATCTGAAAAGTGTTCAGCTCAGTAGCAAGAGAGTAGGTTGTCGTTGCTACAGATCCCATCGCACATTCGAGCATCGGAGCGATGTTTGGAACCGCTCCCGATTTGGGACACATGTAGGATTCAACAGACCACGAAACCTCTTGTTTTCCTGTTATGCGACCGAGAGCAGAGCGTGTTGCGCGTGCGTCGTTTCGATTCTCGCGAGCTACAGTGAACTCCATGGAACTGCTGACAACCCGCGCAGCATTACTATCAGCTACATAACGCGGTTGCGATGGTGTGCCGTAGTTTGCTGCCGGGGTGTTGATTGTCTCTAATTTGCAATAGAATTTAAGATCGCGCCCTAGTAGGAAAGCCATAGCTTACTCCTCCTCTGTCTCGTTTTGAGATTTGCTAGAAGCCTTCTTTGGCTTCTTAGGTTTCGGGGTTTCAACAGTAGCCCACAAGCCNCTAGAGATCAGAGCCTTACCTTCGGCTGATTCGCACTCTAGGATGTCGCCATCTTTGAAGAGACGCCCGCCCATGACCATGCTCGAATGTGCTGTGTACCTGAGTTTCATTCTGGGACTCCTAGGATGACGATGTCGTTCTGAGATAAGAAACTGTGAGTGTGATCAGCATCGACCCATAACCATTCGCATCCGGTGATCCTTCGTCCGTCTCTACTGTGTTCACTGTCGTAGAAATAGCCACGCCCCCTCTAGTAGTATCAACAGATAACACCGCAATGACATCATCTAGGAGGTCATTGAGTTCAGAACTTCGCGCGGATTGAGTAGACGCAGAGATGTGGCAAATCAGAGTGACACTCAGAGCGACCTTGATATCATTAAAGGGAAAGTACTGTAGCGTTTCGCGACCCGGAGAATAGCCTACCCACGGCTTCTCTCCCGTTCCCATATCGCCCCAACTTTTGCCAACAGCCTCGACCGTTGCCACATTAGTCTTGTAGCCATTTGCTACACTAATCGTGTCGAGCGTTGTCCCAATATTGGACAAGATAGATCTGCGTCGTGGCGTTCCCATTGTCAGATCTCATACATCAGGCTGGCACCACGGGCTTGGCTAGCAATTAAACCAGAGACACCATTACCGATAATTTCAACAACGTCATCCTTTGCAGCTTCGCCTGCTTTGCTAATGTACCCCGTCCCAGGGATATCAACCCAGCGACGGAGAACGTATTGAGCTGTAAAGGAAGGCATCTCGATCAGGCGCGGAGAAATCCCGTTATAGGACACGTATTGCAAATTGGGAAAGTTGCGAGGGCTACCGATGTTTCGAGCTTTGTCCGTTATTGGGATTGCGAGGTTTTTTGCTTGCTTCGGAAAGATACGCCCGCCTCTCTCGTGAATTGAGGCATAGGGTAGATCGGAATAGGCTCCGGCTGT